GGCTCCCTTTCGATCACATGGAACGAGGAAAGGACTTATGAGCATAAATGAAACTAACGCTAAAGCAGACAAAGGCTATTGAGTTCTTAGAGGATAGCATCACTACCGAGGTTTATTACGGTGGTGCGGCAGGGGGAGGAAAAAGTTATTTTGGTTCGTATTGGTCGCTAAAATCAGCGTTGAAGTACCCCGGTACAAGGTGGCTGATAGGTAGATCAGAACTAAAGAACCTAAAGAGAACTACCCTCAACTCGTTCTTTGAAGTATGTAAAGCGCAGGGGTTAAAGGCTAATGAGCATTTCCGGTTTAATCAACAGGAAAGCATTATCAGCCTACCAAACGGGTCGCAGATCATTCTGGCAGACCTTTTCGCCTATCCTTCAGATCCCGAATTTGATTCTTTGGGTTCACTGGAAATCACAGGGGCTTTTATTGATGAGGCACCGCAGATTACAGAAAAGTCAAAGAATATCGTAAAGTCCAGGATCAGGTATAAGCTGGATCAGTACGGGTTAATTCCTAAACTACTGATGTGCGGCAACCCTTCTAAAAACTGGGCTTATTATGAGTTCTATCAACCGGCAAGGCAAGGAGAATTAAGGCAGGACAGGCAGTTTATTCAGGCTCTTGTAACTGATAACCCGCACATTTCCGGCCACTATATCGAATCATTAAAAGGATTAGATAAAAACAGCAGGGCAAGATTACTCGATGGAGATTGGGAGTATGACGATGACCCGGCAGCATTAATAAGTTATGATAAGATACTGGATTGCTTCACGAATGATTTTCAGGCTCTTTCAGGCAGTAAATACCTAACAGTTGACGTTGCCCGGTTCGGATCAGATAAGACGGTAATTGGGCTTTGGGATGGCTTTAGGGTTAAGATGGAATCATATAGCGGCTATTCGGTTTCGCAGACAGCGGCCAGGGTAAAAGAGCTACAGGGATTGCATCAAATACCTAACAGCCAGACAATAGCCGACGAGGACGGAGTAGGTGGCGGGGTGGTTGACATACTAGGGTGCAGGGGTTTTGTGAACAACAGCAGACCATTACCTAACCCGCTAACGATGCAGGATGAAAACTACGCTAACCTGAAAAGCCAGTGCTATTTCAGGCTGGCAGAACGGATAAATAAAGCAGGTCTTTACATACAGTGCGATGATGTGGGTATAAAAGCGCATATCATTCAGGAATTAGAACAGGTAAAACAGTATAACATGGATAAGGACGGGAAACGGGCTGTATTACCAAAAGACAAGGTGAAGGAAAAGATAGGGCGGTCACCGGATTTCGCAGATACCCTAATGATGCGGGAATGGTTTGAACTAACCCCGCAGATAGACATAAACGCAATACTGAGGATGAATAGTTGATGGGATTATTAGATAACATAGGCAGGATATTCAGGCGGTCTGGTAAAAATCAGGTCAGCAGTTCTTTGATAAACATTGGTAATACCGAGGTTTACACACCTATCAGCAATACCGATGCGATTGAAAAGGGGTTTAACACCAATGCAGCGGTTTACTCGATTGTGATGAAAGCCGCTAGTAAATTCGGCATGGTGCCCCGATATGTTTACGATGCCAGCTATTCAGAGGAAAAGAGTTATAAGGTTAAGTCAACTCAGGGGTTATACCTGAAGAATAAGGATCTGGTAAAGCTGCTTAACCGGCCTAACGAATACGAATCGCAGGACGAGTTTTTAACAAAGGTAGCGGCTAGTTATATCGCAGCGGGTGAGGCTTTTGTTTGGCTGAATAGGGGAGATGTAGAGGGTAAGGAAAGTGAGGCGATGGCTAAGATGCCGGTGCTTGAAATGTACGTTTTGCCGGTTTCTCACATGATCGTAATACCTGACCCTGAGAATATTTGGGGTGTGCTTGATTACGTGCTGGATGTAAACGGTAAAAGGATCAGGCTAGGTAAGGCGAATGTAATTCACTGGAAATCTACCAACCTGAAGTTCGACCCGACTACAAGGGAGCATTTAAGGGGTATGACCCCACTGGAGCCTGGGGCGGATACGGTGCAGCAGTACGAGGACGCTACAAAGGCAAGCGTTAGAATGTACCAGAATGACGGGGCGAAGGGTGTGATCTTCAATGAAACCCTTAACACCTTATCAGCCGGTCAGGAAAGCGATCTAAGGGGGGTTATCAATAAGAAGATTAACAACAACGATATAAAGGGAGCGGTTGCGCTGTTGCTTGGCAAATGGTCTTATCTGGATTTAGGCAAAAGTAATACCGACTTAGGGCTGCTGGATGGTAAGAAAATGACATGGAAGGAACTGTGTTTTTTGCTTGGTGTTCCTTACGCATATTTTAACCCGGAAATCCCTTACGCAGATCAGAACAAAGCCGGGATTGACTTCGTGAGTAATACCATTATCCCGCTGTGTAAGAAGTTTGATGGCGAGTTGAACCGGGTGCTGCTGATGGGATTTGGTTTAGATGGAGCGGCTTATATCGGGTCAGATTTTAGCGATCTGCCAGAGGTTAAGCAGATGAATTACGAAGTCGCAGAAAGGCTTAGTAAGCTGTGGGCGGTGACACCGGATGAAGTCAGGGAGTTGGTAGGGTACGAAGGATTGGGTAATGAATTTGCCGAGCCTTGGGTTCCATCAGGCTACACCCCGCTCAGTCAGTTAAATGACGGGTTTGGTGATCAGGTGGCGGAACTGCAAAGAAGGGGATTGAATGACACCGCAGGAAATTGAGATTAAAAAGAGGGTTTACGAAAAGTACCCGAAAACAAAAAAAAGAGTTCTGTTGCTGGCAGGAAAAACAGAGACTAACCGAACTAAGGGAGGCGTATAGAAAAAGATTGTATGACGAAGCAGGAGAGGCAGAAATACAGCGAAGCATACAACAGGGCGCAAAAGAGATTTGAAAGAAAGTACCTGAAGGTGGTTAACGCTGCACTCAGGGGTCAGATAAACGGTTTTGTAGCAGTTCTTCGAAAAGATGGGGTAACGGTAGCGGTTCGGGACATGGACACCGTACTGATGAATAACGGTATCGCTAAAGCGGTGCAGGATATGTACAAAGAGATCGGGGTTTATTTCGCTAACAGGGAATACCGATCGCTTAGAAGTCAGTTACGGACGGCTAAAAAGGGTTTCGGGTTTGATCTGGATTGGATAGCTGAGATAATCAGGTATTTCCAATTACAGCTATTAACTAAGGCGGTTTTACCGATCACCGAAACAACTAAGGAGCAGATCCGGCAGATACTAAAAGAGGGTGAAGAAAAAGGGTGGGGCGTTGATCAGATTGTCCGGGAGTTGAACAGTTCGGAGCTAACCCTTTGGCGTGCCAGGATGATAGTTCGCACCGAATCGCAGAAAGCAGCCTTTAAAGGGCGGCAGATGGCGGCTAATAAGATCGAATACGCTACCACTACAGAGTGGATAGCGGCAAACGATCACCGGACAAGGCATAGTCATCGCAGGGTTGATGGCGATGTAGTTGAACCGGGTAAAAAGTTCAGGGTGCCTATTTATAAGGATGATGCGATTACAGGATACGAAGAAATGACCGGGCCGGGTGACCCAAAAGCGAGTGCTGGCAATGTGATAAACTGCCGCTGCACTGATGCGAAAAGGATAGTTTTTGACGAGAAAGGATTACCGGTTGAAAAGGTAGGAGCAATAGAACGGGGAAACAGTAGGGTCTTTGAAATTGGTGGTGGTTTAAAACCTGTAACACAGGAAATACCAAAGCCTGTATTTAAGCCTGCAAAGAATTTAAAAGAGGCAGCGGCTTGGGCTAAGGAAAATCTAGGCGTTAAGTATGCTGATTTTACAGGGCTAGACATTGGCGTGGCAAATGATATCAATAAGGCTGTATTCAATATTAAAGCCGTAATGCCAGACATTAAAACGTATGGCATCGGGTCTGCTCAGGCGGCTAACAAGGCTGCAAAGCAAAAGTTAATGGATGAATATAAGCAGTCTGATTGGTACAAGGGGAATATTGAAAAGTTCGGGCAAAGATTAGCTGATGCGGGTGCTGAAGCATTTGTAAGTAGGCACGTTTCAAGAGTTGGCAATGGCACGTTAGCGTGGTCAACTAATAAAGACAGTGCTAAGATACCGGGCGGCAAAATGGTTGATCTGAGCGAGTTTGTAGGTGTATTCGTAAACCAGAAAGAGGGCAAAAACAAAGCGAGTATAGACGCAATAGTTAAGGCTGGCAGGGATAAAAAATGGTTTACTGAATCGGCTAACGACTTTGGGTACATAATGACCCATGAAATAGGCCACGAAATAGATAAAACCATTGGGTTCAGAAGCACTAAAGAGTTCTTGGAAATATATAAAAGGGAAAGCGCACTAGGTGTTAAATCGGTTACGGAAAGGCTTTCCGCTTATGCAGCAACAGCGGGCGGTAAAGAATCACATAAGCCGTTTGAAATGATCGCTGAAGCGTGGGCTGAATTTATGACATCGGACAACCCTAGACCGTTAGCCAAAGAGATAGGCGAATTGATGCTTAAAAAGTATTATGAAAACAGTGTTTCCGGTACAGGGGTTAGTTACACAGAATGGTATAACCAAATATTAAAAACAATAAAACAATGATGATATCACAGCCTATTTGCTTGGAATGTAAGCACTTTGATATTGATACGTTTAGTTGTGCTGCTTTTGACAAGATCCCCGAAATAATATTACTAGGGGATAACGATCACAAAAAACCACTGCCAGATCAAACAAACGATATAGTATTCGAGGAAAAAGAGTGAAGATTGAAATTAAGTGAGTAAAGGATAGTGAGTATGAGAAATTATTTTGAGGTAAAGAATGTCTTTGCCGGTGATTTTGATGGCAAGGCAATGATTCAGGATGTAGACCTGAAAAGCCGGACAGTAACCGGTTACTTTTCCCGCTTCGGGAATATAGACACCGATGGGGATATGCTGGTACCCGGTGCCTTTACCAAATCTATCTCTGAAAGGGGCGGTAAAAATCTTATCCCTCACATCTTAGACCATGACATTCATGTTACCCTGAAACAACTGTCTAAGCCTAAGTTATACGAAAAGGCAGACGGTGGTTTTTTTGAATCTACAATCAGCGACACACAAAACGGAATTGATACCCTGAAGCTGTACCGGGACGGTGTTATTAATCAACACTCTTTCGGGTTCCGTACTATCCAAAAAGATAACAAGGGTAACCATACAGAAATCAAAGAGGTGATGCTGTATGAAATATCCACCGTTACACTTGGCGCAAACCCTGAAACACCTTTCACCGGGTTTAAATCACTTACCCCAATCGAATTAAAAAGCCGCTATGAAGTGCTGACTAAGGCATTCAGAAGCGGTGATTATACAGATGAAACATTTGCCATCCTAGACGCTCAGATCAAACAGATTGAGCAGGACATGGCAGCGAAATATTTGCAATCAATAGAATCTAAAACCACTGACCCGGTAGTTGCTATCAGTCAGCCGGAGGAGAAGGGAATTGATAGCAAAATCAGAGATTTTTCAATTATTAAAACATTCCTAAACATTTAAGTATGTCAACAGAGGCAAAAGGATTTAACGAGAAAGAGACTGCCGAATTAAAGTCGGCCCTTTCCGAAATCGAAAAAAATATTGGTACAAAGATGGCCGACCAAACAAAAAAGGCCATTGAAGATGCTGTGAAGCCAGTATCTGAAGGTATTGACGGGTTGAAAAACTTTCGTGTTGATGCCGAAAAGTTCCAGGGCGAAGTGAAAGAGTTTATGGACGATCAGAAAAAGAAAGCTGGTCGCATTCCCGTGAATGCTAGCGATCCCGAAGGTTTTAAGTCGGCTTTAGCAAAAGAACTGGAATCACATAAGGATGCACTCGCCTCCTATGGTAAAAACAGAAAACCGGTATCATTTGAGATGAAAGCGGTTGGTAATATCGGTGCAAACTCAAATATCAGTGTTTCTGGTACACCTGCCTTTGCACACGGTGGGCCACTTAGCGAGCCGGGTCGCAAGCCTTATGAAATCCGTCATGTACGTGATATGGGTTTAAGGATCGTACCCCTTGCGGTTGGTCAGGATACGTATGTAATTCGTGATAACGGCGGTGAAGGTGCGCCTACTGCTGTTACAGCGGGTTCAGCAAAACCACAATCTGACAGGGATTGGGTAAAAACGGTAGTTCCTGTTACTAAAGTTGCGCATTACTACAAAGTTCCTGAAGAATACCTGGCTGATATTACATGGATGCAGGATGAGATCACCGGTGTTGGTGTAGAAGAACTGTTGGCACTTGAAGATAGTCTGATGCTGACCGCTGCCGCATCGTCTACGCAGTTTGCGGGTCTTAACCAGACATTTAACTCAACCGCCTTTTCTGCCCCTACATCACTTGCAACATTGATTAATGCTGCTAATAATTATGATGTATTGGTTGCGGCATGGACACAACTGCGCAATTTAAAGAGCGTTGCAACCGGTGTTATTTTACACCCTTCAGATTACGCAGCTATGGTGCTGACTAAGGATAGCCAAAACAATTACGTTTTCGGTGCGCCTAATCAGTCAATCCCTAACCTGTTCGGTGCGCCTATCGTACCTCATACTGCCGTCACATCGGATAAATATTTCCTGGGTGATTTCAGTAAGGTTCGGGTGGGTGTTCGTGCTGGCCTGAGTGTCAGGATTTTTGATCAGGATCAGGATGATGCAATTAAAAACCTGGTGACCATTGTAATTGAAGAAAGGATTACAATGGCAGCGGATCGTGCTGACCGTATCATCTACGGAGATTTCAGTTCCGATGCAGCAGCACTCGAAACCCCTTAACAATTAACACAACCCCGTAAGGTTGTTTAAAATTCGGAAACCGGTCGGAATAATCGGAAGTGCATCGGGATAATAGATAGCACGAGGGTCGGAACCTCCCACCGGTTCAAT